TCTACTGGATGCGTTTAAAGACCTAACGCCGTCAGTGCCGGTTTACTTCGACAACATCACCGCTGCACCCAAAAACACCACAACAGAATATGCGCGTGTCAACGTTACCTTTGGAGTGACCAACGAACCAACTCTGACCAGCAGTGTTGACTTTGCACGTGGCGCGATTGTCATTCGCATATTTACCGAAAAAGGCCGTGGCCCTGCACGTAACCAGACGTTGGTTACTACAGCCGTCAACGTATTAGAGACACTTAACGACACTGCAAAAACAAGCAACGGTGTATTTTTCCGCGTCGGTCAAATTGATGGTCCGTCATTTATGTCTGACGAAACATCGCCTCATTTTATGAGCCGCATTGACACAGGCTACACAGCAACTGTGTTGAGTTAATAAAAGGGCTATCCTATAAAAAGCCGGGCAGTGCCCGCAGAAAACCTCATTCTCTGGTACGCCAATGGCCGCCACCGTTCTGTCCGGCACCTCGGGTGCCCTGTATTACAAGCCTGCCGGTACTACTGGCACGTTTGATTCTTCTGGCGTTAGTACCGTCAGCGACGAAATCACCGTCGAAACTTTCCTGAACCTGAAAGTTGGTGATCCGGTTCAATTCAGTGTTGTCGATCAGCGCGATGGCACCGCTGGAACAGGCACTCTTCCCGCTGGTATTTCTCCTAGCACCACCTATTACGTCATCAGCTACACCGCAAGCACTGGCGTTCTCCAGGTGTCTGCAACTGAGGGTGGTTCAACCATCACCATCACCGACACCGGCACGGTTTCTTCTCCCAACGAATTCCAAGTTGCATACGACTCGTTTGCATCTGTGGGCCAAGTTCGTGACTGGAGCTTTGAGATCAGCCGTAACGAGATTGACGTTACGACCATCGGTCAAACCCCTGGTCAGTTTGTACCTTTCCGCGAGTACATCGCTGGATTTGCAGACGGCAGCGGTTCCGCCACGGTCTACATGACCAACGAGTCGAGCGCCATCGGCAACCGCATGGTGGAAGACGTTATCCAACGTCAACAAGTCGGCGCAGCCTTCAAGCTGTATATCGACCAAGTGTTCAATGGTGCAAGCGTTGACGACGCCAAGAGCCGCTCCATCGAATTCGAGGCAGTTCTGGTGTCTGCTTCACTGAACGTCAACCCTGACGACGCAGTATCAGTAGAAATCAGCTTCCGTCCTTCCGGCGCTCCCACCTTCGACCTGGCTCAGTCCTGATAGCCTAAACTTCAGGTAAGGGTGCAGACCCCGGTTAACCGCCGGGGTTTTTTCATGCCTAATCCGCTACATTAGACGCATACATCTGTAATTCAAATGCCCGCCAGCAATCTGCGTGCAATCGACAAGCTTCGTAAGGCAGCCAACCTCGAACCAGTCAAAAAAGAAGTTGAACTCTCGGATGGAACGATTTTTGAAATGTACGTGACGCCGCTGACGATGGCCGAGCGCGAACGTGCCCAGCGCAACGCCAAGTCTGACGACGCCAACGCTTTTGCACTGCAGCTGCTGGTGTCCAAAGCGCAAAACGCTGATGGGCAGAAACTGTTTAGTGCCGGTGAGATTGATGTTCTGAAGAACGAAGTCAAGGACAAAGACTTGCAGGCACTGATGCTCGGTGTTCTTACTGACGACGAATCTGCGGAAATGGACCCAAAATCCTGAGCGCAGAACTTCGCAAAGACAACTGGCTTATGCTGCAGTTTGGCGTTGCCAAAGAACTAGGCATGAGCTTGTCGCAAGTTCGCGCCACCATGACTCCAGAAGAACTCATCGGCTGGAGCGCCTACTTCAAAGTGCTCAACGACGAGCAGCAGAAAGAGTTGGATAAAGCAAAACGCCGCCGATAGACTGGAGAAAGATTCTCTGCGTGCTAATCGGTGGAAGAGAACGTACGCATTGTCATAACGGGCGTTAATAAAGATGCCCTCAGCAAGTTAAATAAAGTTGAGGAGGCTGTAAATCGACTTAACTCTGCTACAAAAAAGGTAGAGGTAAAAGTTAGTGGAATCCAGGAAGCCGAGCGCCAAGCCGCACGTCTATACCAAGCACTGGAGCGTTTAGAGAGTGCAGCACTGTCTAAGCTACCTCAGTCACTTCAAACAGTCATTGCGTATTTAAAAGCAGCTAATGCAGGTTTAGGCGAATTTACACGACGAGCTATTACCGCAGCTGCTGCTGTTGGGGACATAGGGAGAGTACCTTTTGCCCCAATAATAAAAGCACAAAGTCAAGCTATAAGACAATTTCAACAGATGGAGAGAGGCTTAGTCTCTCTTCGTGTTGAGTTTGTAAAAGTCTTTGACAGGGGTTCTACCCAACCCTTATTGGATGGGTTAAATCTAGTCCGAGTAAGTATATTAGAAACAAAAGGTTTACTAGAAGGACGTGGAGATTTTACGCGGCCAATACTAGATGGTTTAGATCTAGTAAAGGTAAGAATTTTAGAGATAAAGGGCTTGTTGAGCGGTATCGGTGGTGCGGGTGGTGGAGGTCGAATTCCTCCAGAAGTCCCCCCAAACGCACCTAGGCTTCCTCAAGGACGAGACCCCCAAGGTCCGCAAGGCAGAGGGTTTGCGTTTGACCCTAATACTCTTCGGGGCCTGCGTCAAGGAATTGGTTATTTTAGAGAACTTCTAGAGACAGCTGAAATAGGAAGTAAGCGTTTTCGTATACTTGAGGATACTATTGCAGATTTAAATAAAAAACTCGAAGACGCACAGTTAAAGTTCCAAAAGGCAGTAACAACACCCGTCCCTGGTTCGCTATCTGCGTTACGTGCTGAAATCGCAGCCAAGCAAGCTTCGCTTGAACAAACTGCACGAGGCACTAAGGAGTTCAATGACCTTGCCAATGAATTGCGGCAATTAAATACAGAACTTAATAAGACTGAAAAATTTATTGAAGGCCGCACTAAAGGAATAAAAAGCCGTTTTGGTACTGCTGCTCAAAGTGCGGCACTCGGCGGCGGCTTCCCGTTGTTGTTTGGCGGACCAAGCATTAGTGCTGCCGGTGGTGCGTTAGGTGGTTTTGCCGGGGGCCTTGCAGGGCCGGGAGCCGGTTTTGCGTTGGGCATCGTCGGCTCGGCTATTGGCGGTGGCATTGACGAAATTATCGCCAACGCACAAGAAGCAGGCAAAGCACTCAACTCAACGGGTGGTGCGCTTGACTTTATGCGCGATAAATCGCTGCTTTCAACCGCACAAGTCGAAGAGCAAGCACGTGTTTTAGAAGAGCAAGGCAAAGTTTCTGAACTATCTGCGCTTCTTACTCAAGAGCTTGTTGACAAAATTGGCAACAAAGGTGTTAAAGCAATACAAGACTTAGGTAAAACAACGGACGAAACAACTCGCCTTTGGAACGAGCTAACACTCCAACTATTTAAACTTATTTCTGGGCCTCTGAATAGTTTCCTCAAAATTGTAAACAATGTTCTAAGCGGCGGAGTAACCAGAGGTCGTTTTGAAGCTATTCAAGAAGATTTTGCCGGGAACGCAGCTTTTGAAAAAGCGGTAGCAGAACTTAGAAGGGCTAACGGTAAGGGAGCTAGAACAGGCAACTTATCACAAACAGACCAAGAAGCTCTAATTAAACGAGCTGAAAAAGGAGAGTTCGGGGCTAGGCCCGTCACTGTATCAATTCCAGTAACTAAAGAAGACGAGCGTAGGTTCACCGTAAAGGATACCGCTGCAGATAAAGCAGCCCGCGAGGAAGCGCGTATTCAGGAAAAACTGGCAGCTCTTAAGGTGGAGCGGAAGGAGATATTTGAGATTTCTCGGCTTAAAGACAAAATTGCTGCAGCTGAAGCTATAAATGACACTCAAACTGCTATTCGTTTGAAGGGTGAGCAAGAACTTGCCGCTATTGAAGCTAAACGTTCGGCAGACCTAATAAAAGTTACGGACCAACGTTTAAAAGACTCGATCAACATTACAGCAGCAACCAAAAAACTTGCAGCGCAACGTGAAATAGAGCGGCAGCTTAATGAAGACCAGCGTAAACGTCAAGAACTATTCGAAGATACACTTGCAGGTCTTGAAAACCAACTGGCTATTCAAACAGCTGTAACACGAGAAGAGGCCGAACAACTTCGTATTAAACAGGAAATGAGAGACCTTGATGACAAGGGATTTAGCCCAGAGCAACTGGGCCGTATTAAAGCGGCAAAAGAAAGATTAAGTGAAGCGCAACAGCCGCTAAATAAATTTATTACCGACTCAACTAGAGCTTTAAATGATGTTGAACAAGTCGGTGTTACGGTCGCACAAGGCATTGGAAATGCTTTTGGAACGGCAATGACGACCGGGGTAGCTTCACTAATTGAAGGAACTAAAAAAGCTGAGGAAGTATTTGCCGACTTCTTGAAAAACGTTGCAAATGCGTTGCTCGACACTGCAGCACAAATGATTGCAACGTACATCGCAATCGGCATCGCCAAAGCGTTCGCTGGATTAGCCAGTAATAGTAGTAGCTCAACGCCTGATCCTTTTAGTTCAAATGTGGCGTCAAGCCTGCCAGACACAGGAAACCTTGCGGACATTGCGGCTTCGACTCCGCTCAAGTTTGCTGAGGGTGGTTACGTTTCAGGCCCAACGAACGCAATTGTTGGAGAAGGTGGTCAAGGCGAATACGTTATTCCAGAATCAAAAATGCGTGAAAGCATGGCGCGGTATTCGCGTGGCGCACGCGGATCTTCTGTCATTCCGTCTCAAACCGGTGGGGGCGACAGCGAAATGTCCGGCGGCACCGCCGTGGCCGCACCAATCGACGTTCGCTATACCGTGGAACGTATTAACAGCGTCGATTACGTCACTGCCGACCAATTCCAACTAGGTATGCAACGTGCCGCACAACAGGGTGCTGCCGAAGGTGAGCGCCGTACACTGCGGTCACTGAAGAACAGCCCTGGAACCCGTAGAGGAGTCGGAATGTAATGGAACTAAATTACGGCCATCTTCTTAGCGTCGGTCCCACAGGTCAAATCGACCAAAACCAGTTTCAAAACTACGCAATCAATCAAAACATCAACAGCTACGTCTTCCTCCCCTTCAATTTTGGTGGAGCGATGGCAAGCCTAAAAGGCGACAACCTTGACGCCACCTTGACCTTTGCCAACACCAATATCACCCGCGCTTGGGTCAAAGAAGCCCTCGATAACCTCTGGGTTGCCAAGGTTACAACAATTCTTTGGAACGCAACAACTGGCGCTCAGGAAAGCGTGTTGTATGAATACTTTGGAAGCTGCTCGGCAGGCGGCTGGAACGAAACTGCAATACAAGTGAACCTCAACACTGTCCTAGATTCAGTGCAGGGTTACGTCCCAGGTCGCAAGCTTTACCGGAACCTTGTCGGAAACATCCCGTTTACAGCAAACATTATCGTGTAGTGCTCTAATTGGACGAAAGTACAGTTACGGCAAAGATGATTGCATCCACCTTGTCATCGACACACTGAGCATTCTTGGCATAAAAAACCCAGGGATTATCAATGCCTGGTACGCAATGACTCCGCGAGAAGTGTTGCGCGAACTGAATTACTATTGTGATCGAATTGAACGCCCCAGTTATGATGGCGATATAGCTTTGTTAGGGGTGAGGCCACTGGCCTTTGGCGTTGTATGGCAGAGTGGCATCCTTTACATCAACAGCTTTACCTCCGCAGTGGACTGGAAGCCGGTGGGCAAGCTTATGATCCGCCGCTCTTACCGTACGAAAAATCGCTGATCGACACGATCGGCTGCACCGAGGAGGAATACAAAACCCTGGTGCGTCATGCGATGCAGCGTCAGCGTGTGCGGCCTGCTGAGTACGACCATATTCCCGAGGTTGTAAACGAAATTACAGGTACAACTGCTTTAATTATCAACCTCGTTGTCGGGTTGTTACTGACGGCGGCGTCAATTTTGCTAGCACCAAAAGCGCCAAGCCTTGCAGAGCGTAAGCAAGTTGGGCGCAAAAATCTGTCCGATCAAATCGGTCCAACAAGGTTCAACCAAACCACCAGCTTTGACAATGTCAGCAGTCTTGCTGAATACGGCCAACCAATTCCAATTCCATTTGGCAAACGTGATGTTGGCGCTGACGGCGAACCAACTGGCGGCTTAATCATTGCACCAGCGTTGGTGTGGAGCCGTCTTTTTGCTTACGGCAACTTCCAAGCGTATGAAGGTATTTACATTGCAGGCCAGTACGGCATTGACCTGCCTGACATCGGCGGAATCCTGAATGGAACGCAAGCCATCGGTTCACTCGGCAACCGCGAGTACGCTCTGTACTGGTCATCAGGCAAAGGCAGCAACCGCCCCAGTTCACCGCCGTTTGCTGGAACCGAAGGCCCCGGTGCCACTGGAACGGCAGGCCGAGAAATTTTTAAAGCGCCTTTCGAGGATCAATTCTCGATGGCGTATAACCCTGCAGGGGACACGACATTCGGCACAAGCACACCAATCCACAATGGTGCTGCATACCGTTTCAACTGGGAGATTGTTAGCGCACCTTTTGCCTCAACACTGGGTGAAGACAATAAGGATGCACGCAGCGAAGTTCAGGCACGTCGCCGCAAGATTGCTGGAACGGAAGCCGATGTGCTGCATGTTGAGGGCATCGAAGCAGGTCAGCCTGGTGTTGGTCGCGCCTATGCCCGAAGAATGGGCATCATCCGCCACAACGGCACTGAATATGCAAACAAGCAGGCGTTTTTCCCTATAAGCGAAAACGATACCATTGAATTTAGAATTGACTACACAAACGGCGTCTGGGACGTTACTTCTGACGCGAACTTTAGAGGCACTTCTGTAAATCTAAAAGACCTTAAAAGCACAGCAGACGAATGGCGTCAGCGTGCTGGTGATCTTCTAGTTGTTGGCACAAATTGGCTTATCGGTGCAAGCGACTGGATTGTCGAAAGTGTTTTTGACGATATTCAAGACGGGGTTTTACTTAACAAGGTCGTGACTCTTCGTTGCGTGGCAATTCTGGGTGTAGCCGAGATTGGAATTGCTGGAACGCGAAACGTTACCGAAGCTTTGGGGGGTTACGAGGGTCAGGTATTTGCGCCCCTGAAGCATTGCGGAGCAGCGTTTTACAACCTTTGCCGTACCAACATTGCAACAATCCGTCCTGTACGTCGTGATTCGGTTGCCATTGAGATTGGTATTCGCAGCCAAGTCTGGAACAGAGCAAGCGGTCTGTGCAACTTCAACGCAATTCCATCAGCGTCTGAGCTTTACAAGCTAGATAAAGACGACGTGCAGGTGAACACACCGCGCATGGACAAGTATTTTACTCGCACGTCATGCTTTGGCGTTTGGGTGAGGCCAATCAAAGAGTACGGC